ACCCGGCTATGGGGTACAGAATTGCAGAAAAGACAGTCGAAAACGAATACGACACTATGGAGCTGAGCGGCTTTGCTCGTGAAAGGCTTGGATGGTGGACGCCTGTCGTTTCAAACAAGATAGATTACGCGATCCCCGCGGCGACGTTTGACGCCTGCAAGAGCATGGAACAGAAGCCGGAAGGTAAGACGGCGTTCGGCGTGAAGTTCTCGGCGGACGGTTCGTTCGCCACGCTTGCCGGCGCGGTGATCCCGAAGGACGGCGCGGCGCGCATCTCGCTCATTGAACAGCGCCCCACCGGGCACGGCACGCGATGGCTGGCGGACTGGCTGAATGAGCGGGCGGACAAGGCCAGCTGCGTGGTCATCGATGGGCGGAACGGTGCGGACGTGCTTGTGGACAAGATCGCCGACACATGGAAGCACAAAAACAGCGTCGTGAGGCCTTCGGCAAAAGACGTGGTAAGCGCCGCAAGTACGCTGTGCGACGCGCTGGCGGAGCAGACGGTGACATGGTACGAACCGCAGGAACAGCTCCGCGAGAGCGCGGTCACATCCGTGAAGCGCCCCATCGGCGGCGGCTGGGGATTCGGCGGCGACAACTCCAGCCCGATAGAGGCGTGCGCCCTTGCGCTATGGGGCGCAAAAAACAGTAAGAGAGACCCGCGCCGTCGCATGAAAATTGGTTGATATATGGCAAGTATAGGGTAGCTCCCGAAAAGTGGTAATCGCTAACCACCTGACTTGCCATCAACAAATAGCGAGTTTACGAAAGCGAGGTAAACAATATGGCACACATCAAATGCAGGTACGAAAAAGGGTATTGCGGAGCGGCGCAGAGGCTTAACTATTACAGAAAGCCATGCGACCCAGAAGCAGGCGAAACAGATGTTTGCGCAGGAGCGGAGTACAACTATGATTCGTGGAACAATGTAGTCTGCGAGTGTATGTATTACGCATTGGCAGAATTCGAGAAAACCACTAAGGACTATGACATTAGTCTGGGTGAGTATAACCCTGTTCTGCGAATAGGTAAAAAGCATTATAGCGAAATACTATATCTCGAAATTGACGGACGTGTTTTGATCGGAGGTGATCAGAATGCGTGAAGTATGGAAAGATATAGCGATTTCAAACGGGGCTTATCAGATCAGCAGTCTGGGAAGAGTAAAAAGCGTTGGGCGAAAAGCGCTAAACAGCGCCCGGAGTGTTTCTGAACGTATATTGAAGACGCGAATAAACAAACAGGGATACGAATGCACATCCCTTCAGATTGACGGGAAAAGAAAAATAATCAAAATCCACCGAGAGGTTGCAAAAGCGTTTTTGGATAATCCTTGTGGTTATCTTGAGGTAAACCACAAAGACGAAAACAAGACTAATAATTTTGTGGACAATCTTGAGTGGTGCGATAGAGCTTATAACGCGAATTACGGAACGGCGATTAAGAGATCTGTAAAAAACCGATATAAAAATCATTTTCTAGAGATAGATCAGTACACAACGGACGGATTGTTTGTGAAGCGTTGGAAATGCCCTGCTGCTATTGAAAAGGCGAGCCAGAAGACAATGAAAGCAACAAATATTATAGCTTGTTGTCGTGGGCGTTTTCAAACTTCATACGGATATATTTGGAGATATGTCAATCCGCCGGTAACACCAGGAGGATGAGGATAGGATGATACTAGCAGTTGCGAACGTGCGCGGACTTCCCGACAGGGAGCGCATTATGCTGGCGAAGCTCCTTCAGACATACAACAGCCACGCCGTAAAGAACGACGTGAAGAACAAATACTACGAAGGCAAGATTTCCGTTGGTTCGGTCAACCTCGGCCTTGCGCTTCCCAGCGGCATCGGCAAGCTGGAGATCGGCTGCGCGTGGGGCGCGAAGACGGTGGACGTTCTGGCGGCTCGTTCGATGTTCGACGGTTTCGTGGATCTGAACGGCAACACGGTCTCAGCGCTTGACGGCATCGTGACGGAAAACCGCCTCGTGGCCGAGTACATGAAGGCCTGCCGCGATGAGTTGCTGTACGGTTCGTCCTTCGCCACGCTCTCCCGTGACCCGAAAATTGGGTGCAAAATCCGCTTCCATTCTCCGCGCACCGCCGCGGCGGAGTGGGACGGCGAGGCCGGGCGCATCGCCTACGGCATGGCCATCATCGACACCGCGCCGGACAACAGCTCGCAGACGTGGATTCCGTCCATCGTCAACCTCTACACGGACACGGACATCTGGGTGCTGACCAGGAGCGGGGCAGAGTGGAGTGCCGAACGCTTCCCGCAGAAGATGGGTCGGCCTCTGATGGAGCCTCTGATCTGGAACGCGACGAGCGATAAGCCGTTCGGGCGCTCCCGCATCAAGGAGCCCGTGCGGCGGCTGATAGATTCGTATGTCCGCACCATCGCAAACGCGACCATCGGTCTGGAGTTCTCCACATCGCCGCAGAAGTATCTGCTGGGCGTGACGGACGACCAGTATGACGCGATTGTGAATGATAAGTTCCGGCAGTACGTCGGCTCCATCATCGCCTCGACGGTGAACCCGGAGACGGGCGAGAAGCCAAGCTTCGGACAGCTGCCGCAGGGCAACATCACACCGCACGTCGATATGTTGCGGATGCTTGCGACGCAGTTTTCGGCGGCCACCGGTCTGACGGTCTCTGACACCGGCGTGGTGAACGACGCGAACCCGACGAGCTCCGACGCCATCCAGGCGCAGAGCGTGACACTTGTGTCCATGGCCGAACAGCTGAACGCCGGGAACGGCGACGCCCTCCGCGTGATCGCGCAGATGGCGCTTGCGGTGGCGAACAACACGACCATCGAAGGGCTGGACGACGAGCAGAAGGGGCTCGTGGCGCATTTCAAGAACCCCGCCATGCCGAGCCTGTCCGCGACCGCCGACGCCGCGCTGAAGATCGCCACGGTTCGCCCGGAGTTCGCCGGGACGGACGTGTTCTGCGAGATGATGGGATTCTCGCAGGCTGACATCCGGCGCATCAACGCGCAGGAGCAGCGGGCGCGCGGTCTGGCGGTGCTTGAGGAGATGGATGTTGAATGACGATTTCCTCCACGGCGTGGACTGCGTTTCTTGCGCGCCTCCGTAAGGTGAACGACGCGGCGACCGACAAGATGCTGAAATACATCGAACGTTACGGTATGCCGCAGACGCAGGAACAGATAAACGCCGCCATCGACTACGCCTTCGGGCTTGCGACGAAGTACGGCGAAGCCGCCGCGGAGCTTGCGTGCCAGATGTATGACGCGACCGCGCTTGCGTCCGGCGTCATGCTTCCCGCGTCCGAGCCTGCCGCCACGGCTACGATGCACGAAGTGGCGAAGGCCATACAGGGCACGGTGAAGACCGGGAACGCAAACATTGTCGCCTCCGCCGTGGGGCGGTGGGTGAAGATGGCCGGCGTGGACACGACGATGCAGAACGCCATCCGAGACGGCGCTGAGTGGGCGTGGATTCCGCACGGCGAGACGTGCGCGTTCTGTATCACTCTCGCCTCGCGCGGCTGGCAGAGAGCCAGCAAAAAGGTTTTGAGAGGCGGGCACGCCGAGCACGTTCACGCGAACTGCGACTGTACATTCGCCATCCGGTTCAACAGCAGTACGACGGTCGCCGGGTATGACCCGGACAAGTACAAAGCCATGTACAACAGCACGAGCGGCTCACCGGAAGACAAGATAAACGCCATGCGGCGTGCCGCTTATGCCGAACATAAAGCCGAAGGATTCATAAACCTCGACAGCTCCATCATGGAAGAAATCGACGTTTGAAAGGATGAAACGCCGTGAAGGTTCTCATACACGCCTGCCCGAAGCGGATGTGGTATGTGGATGAATTTCTCATCCCATCACTCAAGGCGCAGGGCATAGACGACATTGAGGTCTGGAACGACACCGAAGGAAAGGGGAATCTCCAGTCGTGCATGGAGAGCTTCGCCGCCAGCACCGGCGACGGCGGCACATGGCACATCCAGGACGACGTGCTCATCTGCAAAGACTTCGCAAAGCGGTGCGCGGAACTGGACAAGGGCGTCGTGTATGGCTTCTGCTGTGAGTCTTTCAAAGACGACATACGGCAGCGCGGCACGGTGCATCAACCGGATTCGTGGCACAGCTTCCAGTGCGTCCGCATCCCCGACCAATACGCGCGAGACTGTGCGGAGTGGTTCTACACGGACGCGCAGTACAGATACATCTTTTCCGAGTGGGTGAAGACCGGGAAGATGGACGACAGCTTTTTCTGGTCGTTCATGGAAGACCGGCACCCGTACGACCTCGTTTACAACGTCGCTCCGAACCTCGTGGAGCACGTCGATTTAATCATCGGCGGAAGCATCGTGAACGACCGGCGCGGCTACTGGGCGCGGTCGGACTGGTTCGAGGACGACGACCTTGTGGACGAGCTGATAGACCAAATAAAAGCGAGAGGCTGACGAGCCTCTCATTTTTATACAAATTTTTGACCGGAATGTCGTAAAACTACCGACCGCAGAGACGCGACCTCGTAAAAAGCGTAGCGGAGAAAGGACACACATGAAACGCACAGACATCTCCGAGATCTTCCCGGAAGCGACCGACGAGCAGATCAAGAAGCTCATGGACATCAACGGCGCGGACATCAACTCCGCCAAGAAAGGCATGACCGACTTGCAGGCACAGCTCACAGCGGCACAGGACGAGATGAAGCGCATCCAGAGCGAGGCACCGTCCGAGGACACGCAGAAGCAGCTGAAGGCTCTGCAAAAAGAACTGGACGGCATGAAACAGGCCGAGACCATGCGCCTTATGCGCGAGAAGGTCGCAGGTGAGAAAGGCATCCCCGCCGATCTTCTGACCGGGGAAGACGAAGATGCCTGCACCGCGCAGGCTGACGCGCTCCTGACGTTTGCAAAGGGATTCAACTATCCCTCCATCCGCGACGCCGGTGAAGTCAGCAACAAACCCAAGACCGCCACCCGCGATCAGTTCGCGGAGTGGGCAAATGAAAATCTCTAAAACAAGGAGGGACATACAATGTCCGGCATTTCTACCAACCGCACGAATATCACCCTGCCTGCTGACATCAGCCAGGAGATCCTCCAGAAGACCCAGCAGGCTTCCGCCGTCATGCAGCTGGCGCGCCAGATCGCGCTGCCCGGCCGCGGCGTTCAGATTCCCGTTATCACTTCCGATCCTTCCGCCTCGTGGGTCGCCGAGACCGCTGCCAAGCCCGTCTCCAACCCCGGCCTGAGCACGAAGCTGATGCAGGCTTACAAGCTGGCCGTCATCGTGCCGTTCTCCGACGAGTTCCGTCGTGACGCGGCTGCTCTGTATGACGCGCTCGTCGCCCGCCTGCCTCTCGCGCTGGCGCAGAAGTTCGACCAGACCGTCGTGGGTGCCGTTGAGGCTCCGGGCGAGAACTTCGACACGTTTGCCAACTGCACAACCGCCAGCCTCGTGGCCGCCGACAACCACACCGCGTACAAGGGTCTCGTGGCCGCCTACACCGACATCGCCGAGCACGGCGGTGCGCTGAACGGCTTCGCCATCTCCCCCGCCGGTATGGGTCTCCTGCTCGGCGCTGTTGACAGCACCGGTCGTCCGGTGTTCACCGCTTCTGCGGCTGACGGCGGCGTGAACCGCATCCTGGGCGCTCAGACCGTGGAGAGCCGCGGCATCTACAAGGCCGGCGCGGCTGGCACGCAGGGCTATCCCGCCGTCGTGGGCGTGGCCGGCGACTGGTCTCAGGCCATGTACGGCACCGTTGAGGGCGTCCAGATCCGCTTCGCCGACCAGACCGGTCTGACGATCAACTCCAACCAGGTCAACCTGTGGGAGCACAACATGTTCGCCGTCCGCGCGGAGATCGAGCTCGGCTTCCGCGCCGACACCAACTGCTTCAACCTGCTGACCGGCGTGAAGCCCTCCGCCTGATGGTCAAATTCATCCACCGGGATTCCGGGGGTGAGTTTTGGGTACATGAGACCCGCGTAGCAGAGTACCTCGCCCGTGGTCATAAGATCGCGGACGAGGCGACTGCCGCGATTCTGGAAGGCAAGAAGCCCCCGAAGAAGAAAAAGAAGGAGTAAACCATGAGCTACGCCACAACCGACGACATCCAGGCACGCATGACGCGGACGCTCTCCGAAGATGAGCTGGCCGTCTGCGACGCTCTCTTGCAGGACGCCGCCGTCATCATCGACGCGCAGGCTCCGAACGCCGCCAGCGACGCGAAGCTGGTCGTTTCCTGCCGCATGGTCATCCGAGCCATCGGCGACGGAGACGGCATCCCCGCCGGAGCGACGCAGGGCAGCATGAGCGCGCTCGGCTACTCCCAAAGCTGGACGATCGGGAGCGGCGGCGGCACAGGAGAGCTCTATCTCGGCAAGCTGGAGCGTCAGCTTCTGGGCATCGGCAACCGCATCGGGTCTTACAGCCCGGCGCAGGAGCTTGTGCCGGAGGATGTGACATGAAAGGCATCACCGTTACGCTCTATGACCGCGTTCAGACGGGCGTGGATGCGTTTGACCGCCCCACCTATACAGAGACACCTATCGAGGTGGAAAACGTGCTTGTCGCGCCTCTGAGCGATGACGAGATAATCCAGACGCTGAACCTCACCGGAAAGCGTGCCCGGTATCAGCTCGGCATCCCGAAGGGAGATACCAACGTCTGGACGAATCGCCGCGTCCGGTTCTTCAACGAGGACTGGCGGGTCATCGGCCATCCCACGGAAGGCATCGACGACCTCATCCCGCTCGACTGGAACAAGAAGGTCAAGGTGGAGAGTTATGTCCAAAACGAAAGTCAAACTTAACCGCGCCGGATTCCGCGAGCTGAGAAAAAGCCCGGAGATGGAAGCCGGTTTAAGGGATATGGCGCGCTATATCGCAAATGGATGCGGAGACGGATACTTCTCTGACACTTATCAAGCGAAGACCAGAGCGATTGCGTCCGTTTACACCGGAACGTCTGCCGCCATGAAAGACAACGCGAAGAACAACACCATACTGAAGGCGATGCAATCATGATCGAGACAATCCTGCTGAACTACCTCAAAACAAAGATGGATCTGCCCGTCCTCATGGAGGAGCCGGAGAACCCGGAGGAACGATACATCGTGCTCCAGAAGACCGGCTCCACGATGGAGAACCAGATCAAATCCGCAACCTTCGCCGTCATGAGTTACGGCGCGAGCCTCGCCGACGCCGCGGCCATCAATGCCGAGGTCATCGACAAGGTTCTCGCCATGAACCCGAACGACGGCGTTTTTGTTGCTGTGCTGAACAGCGACTACGAGTACACCAACACCGCCACGAAACAGTACAGATACCAGGCGGTCATTCAGATCTACTACTAAAGGAGAATACACATGGCAAACACCGTAACCAATGTTTCCGCCGGTGCGCCTGCTGTCGGCGGCGCGATCAGTGTGGCCGCCGCCGGTACTACGCCTCCGACCTCCGCGTCCGCTGACCTTACCAACTTCGCCTCCCTCGGCTATGTCTCCGAGGACGGCGTTGTCAACAGCAACAGCCCCTCCACGACCGACATCAAGGCGTGGGGCGGCGACACCGTGCTGACGACCGACGACGGCAAGAGCGATACCTTCCAGTTCACGCTCATTGAGGCGCTGAACGCCGACGTGCTGAAGCTGGTCTATGGCGATTCCAACGTCAGCGGCGCGCTGGCCACCGGAATCACGATCCAGGCGAACAACAAGCCGCAGAGCGAGCACGTCCTCGTCATCGACATGATCCTGCGCGGCGGCGTGCTGAAGCGCATCGTCCTGCCGAAGGCCGCTGTCACCGCTGTGGGTGACATCACCTACCAGACGAGCGGCGCGGTCGGCTACCAGACCACCATCACGGCGTTCCCCGACAGCTCCGGGAACACCCACTACGAGTACATCATTTCCCCGTCGAGCTGAGAAAGGATAGAGCATGACCAATATCACGACCAAGACCGGCTTTAAGGCCGAAATCGACGAATCCACACTGGACGACTACCGCCTCATGAAGGCGATCCGCGAAGCACAGGCCATGCCGGTCAAGATCGTGGATGTGGTCGCGTTCGTCCTCGGCAAAGATGAAGACCGCCTTGTCGAGCACGTCGTGAAGACGACCGGCAAGGCGTCCATGTCGGCTATCGAGGCCGAGATGACGGACATCTTCGCCCAGCTCAGCGAGAGTAAAAAAAAATAATCCTGTTCGCCGCGATGCTGGCGACGGATGAGGATGCGGTCATCTGCGACTTTGCGGAGACCTACCACGTCCTCGACATCGGGGCGCTGGATCTGCGGTTGGCTGCTACGCTTGCCGCCGGTCTGGCGCCCGATTCGCGCATAAAGAGAAAGATGAGCCGCACGGAGCTCCCGGTCAACACGTTGCTTCTGGCGCTTGCCGCCGACAATCTGGCGATGCTCCGATGGTTCAACAGCGCGGACGGACAGAAGAACGTCAACCGTCCTGCAAGCGTGCTGGAAGCCCTCACGGGCGGCGCACGGAAGGACGACACCGTTATGACGTTCGTGAACGCGGACAGCTTCGAGGCTTACCGCGCAAAACTCATAGAGGGTATTAACCATGTCGATTGAACTGGCGAAAGCCTATGTACAAATCGTCCCGTCCACTCAAGGACTGGGTAACAGCATATCGGAAGCGCTGGGCGACGCCGGAGACAAGGCAGGCGAGGAAGGCGGCAAGAGAGCGGGCGGCAAGTTTGCATCCGCTCTCGGCGTGGCCGCGAAGGCCGCAGGGGCGGCGCTTGCCGCTGCCGGCACGGCGGTCGGCTCCATCGTAAAGTCCGCCACGCAGGGCTTTGCGGAGTATGAACAGCTCGTCGGCGGCGTGGAAACACTGTTCAAGGACAGCGCAGACACGGTACAGGAATATGCCGCGAACGCGTATAAAACCGCAGGCATGTCGGCGAACGAGTACATGGAGACCGTGACCGGTTTCTCCGCTTCTCTGCTCCAAAGCCTCGACGGTGATACAACCGCCGCAGCGGCGGCTGCCGACAGCGCGATCACTGACATGGCCGACAACGCGAACAAGATGGGCACGTCGATGGAGAGCATCCAGAACGCCTACTCCGGGTTCGCAAAAGGCAACTTCACGATGCTGGACAACCTCAAGCTGGGCTATGGCGGCACAGCGGAGGAAATGCAGCGGCTTCTGAACGACGCGGAGAAAATGGCGGGTCTTGAGCTCGGCACGTTTGATATTTCCAGTTTTGCCGACATCACCGAGGCCATCCACATCGTGCAGGAGAATATGGGAATCGCCGGGACTACCGCCAAAGAGGCGAGCACGACGATCTCCGGCTCGCTGAGCTCCATGAAAGGCGCATGGGACAATCTCCTCGTCGGCATGGCGGACGGGAGCCAGGATGTCAGCCCGCTTATCGACAACCTCGTCGAGAGCGCCATGACGTTCGGCGAGAACCTTGTCCCCGTTCTGGAACAGGCGCTTCAAGGTGTCGGGACTGTCATTACAGGGCTTGCCCCCGTCATCGTGGACATGCTGCCGGGGCTTGTGGAGACGATCCTGCCGGGGCTGCTGGAATCGGCAGGCTCCATCATCGAAAGCCTTGTCGCGGTGCTTCCCGGCCTCATACAGACCATCGTGTCGGCTCTCATCCCCATGCTTCCGCTGTTCATCAACGCCGGCCTCGAGCTGTTCGTCGGCCTCATCGGCGCGCTTCCGCAAATCATCTCCACCATCGTCGCCGCGCTACCTTCCATTATCAGCGGCATTACGGACGGCCTGCTGGCGAACCTCCCCGCGCTCATCATGGCGGGCGTGGAGCTGTTCACGTCGCTCATCACGAACCTGCCGACCATCATAGCGACCATCGTGGCCGCGCTGCCGGAGATCATTACGGGCATCGTGAACGGCATCGTTGCCGCCGCACCGCAGATGGTGGAAGCCGGTTACAACATGTTCGTCGGTCTGAAGGACGGCATAATCAACGCCGCGCAGGCCGTCTGGAGCGCTGTTACGGACGCCATCAACGGCATCATCGACGGCGCTAAGCGCCTGCTGGGCATCGCGTCGCCGTCCAAGGTGTTCCGCGAGATCGGCGGCTTCACCATGCAAGGCTTTGCCGAGGGCATCATCCGCAACGAAGGTCTGGTAAAGGACGCGATGCAGGAAGCCTCCGCGCTCGCCTCCGGGACGTTCAGCTCCACACTTGCCATCAGCGCGAACGCCCAGCCCGCACAGCAGCAGAACGTCGCCAGAGAGCTTGCGGACGCTCTGCGGAATGTCCGGGTGTATCTGGACGGTAACAAAACAGTCGGCTACCTTGTGCCGGGCATTGACAATGCGCTCGGCGTGCGGCAGGCCGCCGCGATCAGAGGAGCGATCTAATGCTATACGGAATCATTCTGAGCGCGGACAGCGACTACGCCGCGCAGTACAGCGCCGTCGATACGCTGGAGACATACGACCTTGCCATGGCACGGGACGGCTTTTCCATATCCGCGCCGACGGTGAGGACAGAATACAAGGAAGTGCGCGGCATGGACGGCGTGCTCGACGCTACCGATTCGCCGCAGGGCTACCCGGTATTCGAGAACCGGAAAATCAAGTTCAATCTGTTCCATGTGCCCCCGTTCCAAGGCTGGGACATCGAGCAGTACATCCAGCTCCGCACGGAGTTCATGTCCGCGTGGCAGGGCAAGCGCATCCGTATCACCCTGCCGGACGACATGACACACTACTGGGTGGGGCGGCTGAGTGTCGGCGACATGGAGGACGGCAACTACCTCATAGAGTGCGAGGCCACCGTCTATCCCTATAAGCTGAAGCACGAGCAGACGAGCCTCACCGTGACCGACCTCACGACCTCGTGGAAGACGTACACGCTCACAAACGAACGGCGGTACGTCGTGCCGACCATTACCATCGAGCAGGACACCGACATCCAGTTTTTGCAGGGTGCCGTCACCATCCCGCCCGAAAT